CGATCTTGTTGTTGACATGCGGTCGCTTGATATCATGCGCGGCAACACGCCAATGAATTACCCTGTCATCATGGATTGCACCCACGCGGTACAGTCGCCTGGTGGTAACGGTATTTCGTCTGGTGGCAATCGTTCGATGGTGCCCGTCATCGCGCGTGCAGCCACAGCTGTCGGTATTGCTGGCGTGTTTATGGAAGTGCATCAGGACCCAGACAATGCACCGTGCGATGGTCCGAATATGCTGCACTTAGCCAATTTTAAGTCTGTACTTCAGCAGCTACTTGAGTTAGATTATGTCGTGAAGGCTCATATGTCATCTAGAGGAGAACAAAGTGAAGCTTGGTAAGGTTTGGGGTGATACCGAGGACCTGTTTACATCACCGAATGTAGAGGTTCATCGCATCAATACTAAGGCGGGCTTTCGATGCTCGCTGCATAGTCATCGTCATCGTTGGAATGGCTTCTATGTGATTAGCGGCATTATCGAAATTCACACCGAAAAGCAGTATGGGCTGACAGATGTAACTGTGCTTCGCCCTGGTGACTTTACTGCGGTGCCGCCAAATGAGGTGCATTGCTTTGTCTGCACCCAAGATGCTCAGGCCCTTGAGATTTACTGGCCTCAGCATATGGAGTCGATTGATATCGTTCGCAAGGATGTCGGCGGGTTCATTGCTGCATTAGCTGCTAAGTCGGTTGATGATGCAGCCTGAACTGTCTATCATGACGCCTGAGCGGTTTGCCTCGACAATCGAGAAGACCGTCATCGAAAAGAACATGACGTATCTTGATGCGATCATGCATGTATGTGATACTACGGGTTTGGAGGTCGAGGTGATCCCTCGCCTCCTCTCGCCGCGAATTAAAAAGATTCTGACCAGTGAAGCTAATGGTCTTAATCTACTAAAGCGCAAGCCTGGTGAGGTTAGGTTACCGATTTAGGATGGAAGGTATGAAGGCATATCAAGAATATGTCGCCTTGCGGCTACACTTTACGCAGGATAGCTATGACTATTTCAAATATCAAGGTAAAGTGAAGCCAATCAAGGGTTCTACGTTTGAGGCGCGAAATGATGTATTTCATTTTCGTCGCCTTGAGCGCAGATATAAAGATGACCTCACTGGGTTCTATGTCGCAAACATGTCTCAGGGCGTCAGATTTATTCGTGAGATGGTTACTGTCGAAGCCGAGAAGCGATATGTTGACTGGAAGCGCCACATGGAGTCAATCACATATCGCTTCAAGCAAGATATGCAGAACGTCGCTGAAAGCTGCAATGATGTAGCCAAAGCGTGGTCAACAAGTGGTGACCACCCTGAGATATTGCGTCTTTATCTTGGCGGGGAGCTGTCGGTAGAAAGTCTAATTCTATCTGATCGTGTTCTTAATTTTCAAGATCGATGGGATTCTCGCATTACAGATACCATCATCTGGCCTGATGTATCTCGCCTCATGAAGAAATACGCGCCATTCGTGAAGGCAGATAATGACACGATAAAGAAAACCATGCGTCAAGTGTTTATTTCTTGACATACGACCTTCGACATGATATAAGTACAAGTGTGGTCATGATCGATGTGAACAAGATACACACGCAACATACAAAACATACGGAGAACATACAATGTCTAACGATTTCGCTTCGCTGAAGCGTTCTACTACCAGCAATCTCGACAGGCTCTCTAAGGAGCTTGGTAAGCTTGCTAATAACGGCAACCAGCGTGAAGCTGATGACCGTTTCTGGCAGCCCGAGGTTGATAAGGCTGGTAACGGTTACGCAGTCATTCGCTTCCTTCCTGCTGCCAAGGGTGAAGACCTGCCTTGGGTTCGCATCTGGTCGCACGGCTTTCAGGGCCCGGGTGGTTGGTATATCGAAAACTCTCTGACGACTCTCGGTCAGAAAGACCCTGTCGCTGAAATGAATTCCAAGCTGTGGAATAGCGGCAGCGATAAGGACAAGGAAGTCGCGCGCAAGCAGAAGCGTCGCCTTTCTTACATTGCCAACATCTATGTTGTCAAGGACCCTGCTAATCCTCAGAACGAGGGTAAGGTCAAGCTGTTCAAGTTTGGTAAGAAGATTTTCGACAAGATCAACGAACTGATGACGCCTCAGTTTGAAGATGAGAAGGCGGTTAACCCCTTCGATTTCTGGGCTGGTGCGAACTTCAAGCTGAAGATTCGTAATGTCGAAGGTTATCGTAACTATGATAAGTCCGAGTTTGATCGATCAGAGCCTCTGTCTGACGATGATTCGGAGCTGGAGCGTATCTGGAATTCTCAGCATAAGCTTCAAGCCTTTGTTGCTCCTGATCAATTCAAGAGCTATGATGAACTGAAGGCTCGCCTCGATAAGGTGCTTAACGAAAGCAGCGCACCTCGTCGTCGTGATAATGATGAGGATGATACGCGCGAGGAGCGCACCGTCGCGCGCGCGACTGCTGAGCCTAAGGCCCGCGTGGCTGAAGCTCCTGCGGCACGTGGTTCGGCTCGCCCGCCTTGGGAAGATGATTCCGATATCAATCTTTTTGAGCGTCTGGCTCAGGACGACTAATTTATCGACTATTGCGTGCGCGGGCTCTGTCTATCAACCCGCCACGCGATTGTCCACCCATCGGAGTTGCGGCAGCAGCAGCACCTTCAAAAGTACGATCAGGTGTTCTAGTTTGAATTTCTGATGGTGTCTCGGGTGTTGGTCTGGTTGCTGGTTGACTTGATCTTGGAGTAGCCACTTCTTGATATATCGTTGGTAGAACAACAATTCTACCGCTTTGATCTCTAGATGGTACGTAATTTACGCCCTCCATACCAGAAAACTGCATCATGTTTATTGCTTGTTCAATGTCACCAACTCTCAGATTGGTACCTTGCTGAGAGCCAACTTCTTCTAGTTGTCTCGCTTGACCTCTAGTTATTCTACCCTCATCGACAGCACGATCTGTCATCTGCGTCATTTCGTCAGTATTCGAAACTCGCTCTCTGCTCTGTCTTTGCAGTTCAGTTAATTCTCTTGTTAATTGAGCTTCTGGTTGATTGGTTGGTCTCTCTGCGAAAAATCTATCATAGATTAGTTCACCGACCCTCTGACCAACGCCAGTATTAGCTAGCCATTCACCTAGCTGAGCGCCACCCATTGAACCAACAAACCCACCAAGCAATGCACCAGCTGGCCCAAGCAACGACCCTAATGCACCACCTGCAAGACCACCGACTATTGCACCTGCGGTTGCGCCCAATAGATTAATAACTTCGCGTTTATATGTTGCCTCGTCTATACTTTCATTATCTCTCTGTTCGCTAAGAGATTGAAGTTGATTTCTTGCACTAAAAACTTCTATAACAGGACCCAACGCACCTAAAAATCTACCTAGTCGTAATCTAGAAGCCTTTGAACCAGTGGGGCGATCTTGTGTTGGTTGACCTGGTTTAGGTTCTCTTGTCGGCGCGCCGGGTTCAGTTAATGCTTCTGATGGTTTTACAAATCTACCAGTTTTTTCAGAACGATATCGTGTACCACTGGGCGTTTCTGTCGCTTTATACCCGGGTTTGACTTGAGGTTGTGCTGGTGCAGGTGGTGCTGGAGGTGTTGTTGGTTTAGCACCAGCTGTGGCTGTACCTGACGTGCCTGCAGGCCCACCAGTTGCCGGCTTAGCACCAGAAGATGCGCCTCCTGCGCCAGTCCCCGGTGCACCACCAGAGGGTCTACCGCCGCTAGATGGTCTACCTCCACCTGACGGTTTAGGCGTTCTATCTAACATGTTTGCTGCTACCATTGCAGCAAGTGCAGCGCCTATTGCAAGTATGATGTTAGAATATTCTTGCAGTTTGTTAAAAAATTCTCTGACGCTATCAAATACTGTCCCGATTCTTTCAAACGTATCTCTTATTGTATCTAAATCAACATTTGCAAGAACTGCTGTTAAGCTTGCTGCCAGACCTGTAAATAATGCACCAAGTGGCCCCAACCCTGTAGCACTTCTGACACCAGATGATATTCGTGTCATTGCACCTGAGATTAATTCGCGTCTGCGTTCTCTTCGTTCTTCTGCATTTCTTCTTTCTTCATTTCTTAGCGAATCAGTATCTCGCTGCTCACCTGCCATGGTCCTTTGCATTTCGACCAAAGCTTCTCTAGTAAAAGATGCAACCTTGCTTATGTACAGATATATTTCTGTTTTAAAAGAGTTGAATGCATCTTGTGTTACGTAACCTGAAGCTGCGCCACCATTTGATCTAGCAGGGCTACCAGACACAACACCTCTGGTGCTAACCATTCTATAGCTTTGTTCCATATCATGAAAGCGTCTTGTTCTTTCATCATATGTTATAGACGGGCCCATCTGCTGGACAACATCTGCTAAACTAGGCATTATGCAGCCCTTTCGCGGATGACTATGGGTTGAACTTGTGTAATTGTTTCAGTTGCACCCATTCCAGATGTGGGTAGTGATGCTACTGTTTGTGGTGCCTGAGATGGTGCTGGCGCAACAGGTTCAGGTGAGCTAGGTGTTACATTAGCAGCGGGCTGTTGTGGTGCCTGTTGTGTTGATACAGATTGAGGTGCGCCTGATGATTGAGATGATGTGGGTATGTTCGCAACAATCGTTGGGGTTGGCATTCTACTTGCCGCAACACCTCTTCTGTAATTTTGTTCAAATGTCGTACCTTCACCCGATCTTTGAGCTTCAA